GTCGAACGCCGGGACCGGTGACACGGTGTTCGACATGCCGCTCGACGTGGCGCGCGTTCACGTCGTCGGGACGTACGCCGGCCACTCCTCGAACTTCATCGCCTGGATCAACAAGCCCCGCACGTTGCTCGTCAACGAACTCTTGGGCACCGGCTGGAGCAGCACCGTCTACGACGGCACCCTCCTTACCGGAGGCGGCGGCGTGGTGTCCATCGAAGGTTCGAGCGGCGTTGCGTGGTCTTTCACCGAGGTACGGTAGCCGCGTCCAGTGCTACTATTCGTAACGGGAAGGCCCGCCGGGCGTTCCGGGAGCTTCGGGGAGCCCACCCCGAGGAGCCATTGCCCGGCGGGCCGAACAGTCCAGGGTGCCGGGCGCCGCTACACCACCTCGATCGCCTCGACGTCGCTCACCCAGCGCGCCCAGTCGTCGCGCTTCGAGAGCACGCGGACGAGCACCTGCGAGAGCGCCCCAGTGGTGTCGAGCCCCCGCGTGCGCGTGATCCGCAGCTTGCCCCCGACCGGCGCCCGGAGCGCCTTCCCCTTGGTGCTGAAGCGGAAGCGGCGCCGCTTCGTCGAGGCCTGCGTCGCGATCTCCTGGAGGCGCGCCGGATTCGTCGTCGCGTCCGCCGCGTCCCGGAGGCAGGTCGCGAAGGTGCGCCGATTCGGCCGCCCGTGGCGGAGCGCGACCGTAGCGTCGGTCGCCTCGCCCATCTCCGTGCGCGAGTGGGGCGCGTAGCCGATGTACCAGCGGCTCGCGTTGATCGGGTCGCCGCCATCGGGGCTCTCGTTGTAGCTGAGCGTCACGGTGCCGAATAGGTCGTCCGGCGAGTAGTAGGAGTCGAAGCTCAGATAGTCCGCGTCCACGAGGTCAGGCGTCCCGGCTGGGACCGACGTGTCGCGCGTCAGGCAGTACCAGATGCCGCCGTTGAGGACGAGGTCCATGTCGCCCGAGGTCTCGAGCTCGGAGAACACATCCCCGACCGTGCGCGTGCTGCCAATGTAGAGCGAGCAGGGCCGGTCCGCGACGACGCGCGCGGCGACGAAGGAAGGCAGGTCGATAGAGGACGCCGGCACCCCGAGGATGACGCGCAAGATGAAGCGCGCGATGTCGGGGGCCTTCTCGATGTCTGCGTAAGACGTGCCCGTGTAGGTCCCCACAACGTCGTCCCGGTAGCCACGAGCATCCACACGGAGGACCTGGTCCATGGCGCCCGACGTGAAGACCGCATCGGCATCGTAGCTGCGGCTCCCCGTCTTGTCGGTCGCGGCGTCGAAGCCAAGTATGTCCCAGATGCCCGTTTGCGCCTGGGCTCCCGTCTTGCACAGGAGCGACAGCGTGCCGGCGGTCTTGGCAATCCGTACTTTCTGAGTCGAGTCGATGAAGGTGCAAGAGATGTCAGACGTGCCCGCGGCAGTATTCATCCCGTAGGCGACCTCCTCGCAGAGCCCCTTCGGATCATAGGTCGCTAGCCCATACAGCGGATAGGCCGGATCGGTCATCGTGAGCGTTGCCACGAGAGCGCCGGCCCCGATGCTGAACTGGACCTTGTTGGTCTCCTGCGTCAGTACGATGGGTCGCATGTCGTGCAGCACGTTGAAACGCCCCGTCGTGAGCGTTTCTGCGATTGAGCTGGTCCCCGTACTCCCGACTCTCACGCGGCGCGCCAGAGAGCGTGCAGAAGCGGCAGACTCGTCCTCGTACCAGTAGACGTAATCGATCCAGGCTAGCCCGACAGGCCAGTCGGTACAGTCGACTACCTCGTAGCTGCCGAGCGGTATCGGCCCGCCACCCGTATAGTGGATGTCGTACTGCACCGGCCGAATCCCCGTCTTCGTCCCCCAGAGCAGCGGTCGCACGCGCCCGCGGTCCGGCTGCGTGTAGGCGTCCACGCCACCGTTGTTGTTGTAGGTCCGCGTGGGCAGGGTCCGTATGAGCAGCTTGCGGTCGTCCTCCAGGTCGAACGTCACCCCGCCGTCCGTGACGGTCGGCGCACCGAGCTTTCCTGACGCGATGACGGGGCAGTCCTCGAGGAGCGTCTCGTTGCCGCCGAGCTGGTAGCGCCCGCCCACGCGCACGATCGCGTCGGCCCCGAGCCAGTCGTAGGCGGCGATGAGCGGCTCCAGCCGGCCGCCCCCGTTGAGCAGCGAGAGCGACCCGAGGGCGCTGCTCATCTCGCCCCAGAAGGCATCCGCCCGCGCCGACTCGATCGTGGGCAGACTGTCCAGGCTCAGGAGCGGCTCGTGGTAGGCGTAACGAGAGACGGGCTGGAGTTTCACGTCGTCGAAGTCCACCGTCCCCGTCTGGGTGCCGGAGACCGTCTCGCCGCGCAGCAGGATGCGCAGGGTGCCCCACGATGGACAGGCGAAGTCGAAGGCGAAGCGCCGCCACTCGCCACTGCCGGCGTCGTCCGCGAAGGCGTCCCCCGTCCCGATCGTGCGGCCATCAGACAGGAGGTACGCGGTAGAGGCGTCGCTGACCTTGAGTACCACGCGCAGCCCGCTTGCAGTCGACGTGATGCGGTAGGCGCCGCTGAGGCGATACGCCGCGCCGGCGAGGAGCGTCGTGAACTGCTGCCGAATGCCCTTGTTCCCTGTCGCCGCAGCGAACGTGAGCCGCGCGGCGTAGCTGCCCTGGAGCGGGTCGCTCGCCGTCTTGTCGATCGTCACGGTCCCGGCCGAGACGCTCGCATCGTCCGTCCAGCCGTCCGGCACCGCGCCTGTCCAGGCGTCGAGGCTCCCGTTCGCCAGCCGGTCCGGCCCGAGCACCGGCTGCACCACGCCGTGCGACCCGACGTGGACCCCGAGCAGCGCGACGACCGACGTACCGGACGGATTGGCGTCCGCGGTGAGGTGGACGTAGAGCGTCGCGCCCGAGTAGTAGAACCGCCCCGCGACCGCGAGCGCCTGCGACTCGACGCGCGCCAGTGTCTCGGTGAGCGTTTGCACGCCGACCACGTCGAGCACGATGCCGTCGGATGTCTCGCTCACGGCCTTGCTGTAGAGCCCGCCGCCCTCCGACGTCCAGCTCGTCAGCAGCTTCTTCGGCCGCAGCTCCACCCACAGGTGCCGCTGGCCCACCGTCTCGCCCAACAGGTCGCGGAAGGGGCGCAGCCCGTACCGGACGCCGAGCGCGCCGTGGCCGACGTCCGAGGCGATCGCGTCCGAGGCGGGGACCGGCACGGCCTACCCGAGCGCCCCCGCGAACGTGGGGAGGGACACGTCGAAGTAGAGCCCGCTCGTCAGGGTCTCACTGACGCCCTCGACGAGGAAGCCGTACTCCGTGTCCGTCGGGGTCGTCACGGCGTCGAAGCTGAAGAGGAAGCAGCGCCCGGCCGGGACGAGCGCGAAGGCCGCGGCGAGCGCTGCCCGGTCGGCCTCGACGATCTCCGACCAGTTCAGGCCCCACGTCGGCCGCCGGGCCTTCTCGTCTTGGAAGTGGGCGCCGCTGATCGCTACCGTGACCTCGCTCAGCTCCTCCCATTTCTTCGTGAAGCCGATCGCGTAGCTTACGCTCGGCTGCGTGTACGGACCCGCGAACCAGATGCCCACCTCGCCGTAGCCGAGCGCGTTCCCGGGGTCGTCGATCACGAGCCGCCAGTAGCGCAGCGTCTGCGTGCCGATGAAGGCGATCCGTATAGCCGCGTCGCCCGCGAGCACCTGGTTGACGGTGGGCGCGCCCCATGCGTCCGTCGCGTTGCCCTGGAGCGTGTAGGTGCCCCCGGCGCCGCTGTTGTGGTTGACCACGATGCCGGCCAGCACGGCGGCCGCGGTCACGAGGTCGGCCTTGAGCCAGTGTCGCGACTGGTAGACGGCACTCGCGCCCGCGTGCGTCGTCGAAGAACCGGTGTCGGCGACCGCGAAGCCGATGTCCTTGTGGCAGGCCGTGAGCGTATTCGCGCCGCCGGCCCAGAGCAAGGTAAATGGGAAGCCGACAGCCAGGAAGTCGAAGATGCCCGAATAGGAGCACAACCATGCCGGCGTGGCGTCGGCCGCTTCCAGCGCGGCCGTGATCGCGGTTGCGAGAAGCGCGCCGGTCGCGTAGGTGCCCGCCGCGATCGTCGCCACCTTGACGCCCGAGCGGTCGAAGTCGATCTTGTCATTCACTCCCGCGACGATCGTCCAGCCGATGGCGGAGCGCCAGGACTTGCTGCGGAGCTGGTCCTTCAGCCGCGAGACGGGCGAGCCGGTGAACGCAGACGACGCCGTGAGCACCGTCGCGGGGACCTGTACGCGGTTCGTCACGCAGAGCCTTGGAGTGCCCGCCATCCCGCCCCCCTACGTTCCCATGAGCGGCATGAGGCCCGCGCGGCTGCGCTTCGCGACCCAGCGGCCGAGCAC